GGGTGCCGATCAGGCCGAAGCCATCGCCCCATGCCTGTCGGTTCATGTCGTTGATGATGGACTGATAGATATCGTCCATCTCGTCCGCGAGCCCGTCGACGAAAGCGGCGACGTTGTTCTTCGCCGTCTCAATGGCGGGCCCGGTGAGCCGGATGGATCCATAGATATAGCGAGCGTTGATCTTCCCCTGGTCCTTGACGCCGGTGAGCGGAGCGGGCAGCTTCGCGGACTCAGCGCGGCCGCCCGTGGACTGCGTCCTGGCGTACCGGATGCCGAAGATGTATCCATTGCCGGCGGGCCGGCGATCGCTCTTCGGGAAGAGGTTGTAGGTCGTGGTCTCGTCGTTGAACTGATTGGTCAGTCCTTCGCCGTAGACGTTTTTGAGAAGCTCCGCGAGATTGGTGAGATCTGCATAGTCTGTCATGATCGTTTCTCCCTATCGATGACGGTTAGCTCTTTGGGCCGTAGAGAGCGCCAATGCGCTCCCCGAGCAAAGCCCTGGCCTCCTTGAGCTTGATTTTCGGCTTGTTAGCGTCAGTCGGGGAGCCCGTGGAGCCGGCGCCGGGTGTGATCGGCGGAGGATCCTTCTTCTTCGCCAGGTAATCATCGATGATGATTTTCTGGAGCTCCCCCCACTTCTTCGAAAGTTGCTTCGCCATCCTCTTGACGGCGTGGGGGTCGGAGATATCAACCTCGTTGAAGGGGTTGTCGACTCCCATGAACAATTCGAGCAGAGGCTTCGCTTTGGCCGGCACGTCATCGAGAGTGCCCACATAATCCTTGACGGTCTTATTGTAGGACTCCAGGGCTTTCTTTGCGGCTTCGGTCTCTTCCTTCTCTTGCTCGACGGAGAGGCGGGAATTGCGCTCGCGCTCGAGTTTCTGCTCCAGACGCGCAATGGTCTGATCAGGTTCCTCGTTCTTGCGAGCGGCAGCTTCCTTCTGCCTCTCCCAATAGGCCTCGATCTTGTCAAGACGTTTGGCCCGCTCTCGAAGGTGCTTGATCTCGTCGACGTTTTGGACCAGGCCCTTCACCTGCCGCCCGGTATTGACAAGCGTGAGGAGCTCCTCGACGGTGTCACAACCGTTTTCTTCGAGGACGCTCTGCAGCTTGCTCGAGTCCTCCGTGAGCTTTTTATACTCCGGAGAATCGATCGCTACCGACTGCGGCTTCCCGTCACCAGGGGGCTTCTCGCCTCCAACAGGAGGTTTCCCATCGCTTCCCTGTGCGGGTATTTTCGTATCTTCACCTGCCATGATCGTGTCCTCCAGGATGAATCGAAGCGTTGTGTACCAATCACCTCGTTCATCAGAAATTAGGGTTTACTCCTCCTTCTCCTTGCGATGGAGAAGGCCGATTTGCGCTTTGGCTTTGCGAAGCGTGAGAGGCTTCTTGCTCTTCGGTCCCGAGGGCCCGTAGACCTTGTATCCTCCGCCCTCTTTCTTCATCGTATAGGGCATCTCACTCTCCCTTGATCCTGCCGTATGCCTTTCGAAGGCTAAAGCCGGTGCCCTCGTCTTTCTTCTTTTTCTTCTTCTCCTCCTTCTCCTCCTCCTCCATCATGGAGAGCTCCCTTTCGGCATCGCGGTCGCCGGCCGCAGCATCAGCCTGCTTCTTCCGCTTCTTCATGGTATCTTCCCACCAGGCCATGGTCCTACCTCCTTATGACGGCCTCTGTCCCTGGCCAGGAGTGATGATCTTCCTGGACAGGGAGATGCCGGTTGTCTCCGTGAAGTACGTCGCCCGGATCGGATCATGCTCGCCAGGCTGATAGCTGAAACAGAAGGCGCTCCCGATATACATCGGGTTTTGCGGCGTGAACATCAGCGGGAGCAGTTTCGTTGCCCCATTCGGATCACGCCCGACAAGCCTGGGATTAAACATCATGTCCCCATTGCATTTGCCGATTACGACCATGTTCGGAAACTGCACGATCACCAGGACCGCACTACTCTCCAGATCCTCCGCCTGGGGGCTGTTGCCCTCCCTGACTTCCTCCGCCATTTTGCTGTCCTCCTTCTTTTGCTCGTTGAGCTCGCATGTTTTCAGCGGCGACAGCGGCTTGCTGCGCCTGCATCTCAAGCTGGATCATCTGATAGTGAAGGTCCGTGTGCTCGATCAGGATCTTCTGCGCCTTCGGATCGAGATCCGTGAATTCCTCCGAGAGCACGAAGCGACGATGCACCTCGTAATGGACCTGGTGATTGTCGAAGCGGAAGAGCGGGTCATCCACCAGGACAGGCCTGTCGAGCGGGTTTTGCGCCACGGCCATCGCCGGCTTCCCGGTGTTGGGATCCTGGATTGGCTGGCCGGTCTTGGGATCTGTCTGCGGAACAGGCTGATCATCCGTGAGCATGATCCCGTCGAACACGCCGAGTGCGATCTCGGCATTTTCATCTTCCGCTCTGTCGAAGTCGATATTTGATTGCTCCGTGAAGCCTGCCATCCCGAAGCGCTGAATGAGCTCCTGACGAAGCTCGGGATTTTGGTCGACCGGGCCAAAGATCCCTTGCTTCGTCATATCAAGGAGGAGTTGCCGCTGGCCGGATTTCGTCTGAGCCATGCCAGAATCGAGCTCCAGCCTGATATCCGTGTTATTGCGGAGGTCCGCCCCTACGAAGGCCATGACCTTGATCTTCGATCCCTTGCCGGCGATCTTGATCATGCGCTGCTCCGTGAAGCATGTCTTGGCCAGGAGTAGTCTCTTCTTGTAGACGCGCGTGAGAGACCGATGCCAGCGCTCGACGTCCGGGTAGTGTCCACGCTCGGCTGTTTCCCGAAGGATGTCGACCTGGATCCCGGAGCTCTGCGCGCTGGGCGCCTGGCCGCGGAGGACGTTCTTCGGATCCCCGGAAACGTCCTGGATGTTCTCCTTCATGATCGATCGCTCCTTCAAGACCTGCTCCGGAAGAGGGGTCCCGTGATCGATCTGCGGCGGCTTGCCAGCATTCACAATGGGATCGTACTGGATGACCAGGATCGGAGAGCCGGCTTCGTTGAGTTTCTTGATCTTCATGTCGCCGGCTATGACCACACGCGGTCGGCCGAGGCCTTTTCGGTTGAGAGCCAGGGCCTGGTCGATTTCGTTGATTGTGTTCTGCGAAGAGAGGATGTCGTTCACCATCGGATCGCTCCAGAAGCGCCCGGGAACGTAATCCGAGTGAAAATCGGTGAGAGTGTAGTAGAAGCGCCCCTCCTCAACGGGGATGGGCATCTTGTCGACCTTCAAACAAAGCTGATTCTCGCAAACGGCGATGTATCGACCCTGGGGGAAGGCCTTTGTGGGCTTCATCTCGAGCTCGCGGAAGATGCAGAGGTCCTCGTCGCTCATTTCCATCATGATCGACTCCAGACCGGCGCCCTTCCATGGGGAAACCTGTCCGACGAGCTTCATGAGCTTGCGCTGGTAGTCGACGATGCCCGGGGCGGCGCCTCCGCCGCGGACTTTGATCTTGAAAGTGTCCTCAACCCACTCTTTGGGCTTCAAGGACTGGATCCCAACGAAGCGTTTTGCGGTCAGGCGGTCTCCGACGGGGTCCAGGACCACGTTGAAGCTCGGAACATGCTCTGAAACCACGTCTCCGGTGGTCACAAGCCCATCCTTGGTCATGAACCAGCCCCCGCCCATGATGTCGATGAACGTCCGCTGGAAGGCAACGCCACCAAGGGCCAGCCAAATCGCCGTTTTCTCCGTCTCGTCGAGAAAAGCGGCGTCATCGGAGGCGTCCATCCAAATAAGTAAGGCCTCCCCAAGCTGGGCGGCCTTCTTATCTTCTCGATCATTGGAGTTGGGCCAGATTTTGGGGACCATGCGCTGGTTCAAGAGCATGGCCTTTGCTGCTCGCACGGCTGATTTGATCTCATTGGCCACGGGAGTCGGGACGAAGTCTGGAAAAGACCGCTTCCGGAAGATCCCGGCGGTCCTCACAAACTCGATCCATTGCTCTCCGATGTAATACAGGATGTTGCGGTAGATGATCCGGTCGATGATGCTGCGGGTGTAGTCCCTGGACTCCTTATCGAATACCTCGTTGACGTAGGAAATCAACGAAGCATCGTCCTTCGACTTCTTGAACAGGTCGAGAAGGGCCATCTTTCACCTCTCAGCTTATCGGGACGCCCTCTTCGACATGGGCCTTGAACAATCGCAAGGCCTCAAGCTCCTTTCTGTCAAGCTCGTCGAGCCCAGGCGCCTCCCGGGTCAGCGCGTGATCCGAAAGATCCCGGAGATCTTTTGCCATTTGGCGGTCCAGTAGTCTTTGAACCTCTTTGCGGTGTTGCTGACGCTCAAGCACAACGACTGCCACGCAGACGAGAACCAAGAAAGCCAGGAATACATTGATCGCCTCCATTATTTTGTGCCTCCGTTTCGCATGAAAAAGAAATGGCATCGCTGCACTCGCAATGCCACATCTTTTCGAGCTTGTCAACAAGATCTTGTGGTCTATTTTTTCGACGATACCGGATCTTCGAAGGTCTCCATGTACTCGACCTCCGCTTTGTTGACGTGAACCATGCCCCCACTCTCCTTGCGGAAGTGGGCCCAAACGCTGTCACCGTGCCAGTTTCCACGGATCTTCTTGTAGTGACCCGAGATGAAGCACACAAGGGTCTCGCCTGGCTTTCCGTCTGCCATGATATCACCTCCTCACAGGTTATGGGTTCCTTCGACGTTACGGGCTTCGCGGTTTTTCGTCCTGGCATCGAGCCACACGAGGGCCCCCTTGAGGTGCTGGATCGCTGCTTCGTTCTCCAGACATGCGAATTTGGATGCCTGGTAGAATTCAAGCCTGGCCAGGGCTGCGTCGATGATGGTCTCGACGAAGGCCCCGTTGGGCTCCAGGCGCTCCGGGCCCCGCTGCAGGGGACCATTCTGCCAGGAAATCGTGAAGCCCTTCCCTGACGAGACTCCGCCGGCAGGGTTGCCTTCCGCGTCCAGCCAATGCACTCTGAAATGATCCTGTTTCACGTCGACCTCCTTCTAAAATTCGGTGTTATCGTCTGCAAGCTGCGCCATGAGCTCCGCATGCTCGCGCCAGGCTGCCTCCGTCATGTCCTTTGGCGGCAGGTTCTTCTCGACAGGCTCCGCGGTATCCCACAGGGTTGCCATCTTGTAGAGCATCATCGCGTGGCAGGACTCGTCGTACACATGGTCCTCGCCGTCGCTGTCGATATCTTCGGGGTTTTTCTCGTCGAACTGCAGGAGCGGGATCGTCCGGATGAAGTGCTCGCAGTTTTCCGTCACCTGGAGCATCGGCGCCGTCCCGTCCGTGGGGACCTGGAGGCGAGTCTGAAACTGCCGGATCTTGAGGACTCTCGAGGGATCCCCGGGACGGAAGTGCAGCGGCCATTGCATGGCATCCCCGATCGCCCGGAATTCCATCGCCGTCGACGGGCCCTGGCCTCCGCCCTTCGTGTCCGGCCGCTTCGCAAAGCAGTCCGGCCCAGCCAGGCGGATCTTCGGAATGCAATGCTCCTTGAACTTCTTCTCGATCTGGATGATCCCCTGCGCAATCGACGGGTCCGCCAGCCGCATGCCATGGTTGGCCTCCCCGTTCCAGCCGTACCACTCGTGGAAGCGGTACAGGCGCCGGTCGGGATCGATCCACCACCAGCCCACGCTGAAAGGCTTCGCAAAGCCCCAATCGAACGTCTGGATGATCGGGGCCCCCTCCGGGATCTCGTGGGGCGCAACCACATGGACCGCCCGGTCGAACAGAAACGCCTGGCCCATGAACACGTTCCAGTCGCCCATCATGTACGCCGTCCGGTAGGGCTCCGGAAGCCCGTTGAGCCTGTCCTTGTACGTCGGGTCCCTGTCCAGCAAGATCTTGTTGTCCGCGAGCAGGCCAGGCACATACGCCCGGACCATGCCGCCCTCCCGGGAAGGAGCCTGGATCGGAACCATCGGCTGGCAGTAATCAATCCAGCGCTTCTTCACCCAGGCATGCCCGATACCGCCCGGGTTCGACCCAGCTACCACGCCCGGTATCCGCCACCGAAATTCCGCCGGCACATCCAGGGTCGGCCTGACGCGCGCCCGAAGGTAGTCGTAGATGAATTCCGTGAACGTCGTGAGCTCATCCAAGCCCAACAGATCAATCTCCGCCCCCTGGTACTTGAATACATCCTTCTCGTACTGGCAATGGCACATGTGAAGCATCGACCCGTTGTGGAACTCAAACCGAGAATCCTTGTCATTCCACTTACACAGCTTCGGGTCGAAGCTCGCCAACGCCGGAATTATATGGTTCTTTTCCAACTCCGGGTGTGTCCGCCGGAACAGGTACGCCTGCAATTTCGGGATCCGCAAGCACCAGTCGTAAAGCTCGTGTCTGATCGCGTGGCTCTTTCCCGGTCCAGCCGCCCCCCCGTACAAAACCTCGTTCGCCCGGATCGCATGGAAGATCGCCTGTTTCGGCTGCGGCTTGTATCCCCCCTCCACCACGAACGTCGAGCTCGCATACCCTGCCAGGAATGCCTGCAGACTCTGAGGCAGACGATGACGAACCTGTCCAAGCACCTGCATCTGAACCATTACGCCATCCCACCGATCAAAAAGAGGTTTTGGTTTCCCCTGGTACAGAAAATTAGTCCGGGGGATTTGGTTCCATCGATGATGGGTCCCATACAAATCTTAGGAGTATGGGGGTGGGGGGGAGGGGGAGGGGGGGCCTGCCGGGCTGGCCTGCCTGCGCTGCCCCACATGTAGGCCATGGCCTGCCTTGCATGCTGTGCGATAGGAGCACGAGAGGACCTGCCTGCCGTGCGGGATCTGAACGGCCAGGCAAGGGAATGCGTGCGGGATCTGAACGGCTGGGCGTGCGGGACTTGCACGGGTCAGGCCTCCTTCTTGACGTCCAGGGCGGGCCCTCCAGGGCTGCCTGGCACAACGGGGAGGTCCCGGTCGATGCCGCTGACGTAGATGATGGACTGACTCCGGACGTCCCGGATCTGCCGGTCGACCATGTGCCCTTTGAGCTTGGCCGCCAGGGCTGCAGCTTCCAGGCGGAGCTTGCCGTCCTCGTATTGTGCGGCGTCCGTGATCTTGCCCTCGTAGGAGGCCGTCACGACCTTTTTGGACTTCATACCGGCCACGATAGTCCGGGCAATCAATTCATCCGTCGCCCCAGCACGGTCCAGGGCGGCCGTCATGGGCGCCAGGGCTGCCGCTGCGAGCTCGTCCGCCGTCGGGACCTGACCGAGTGGCGGGCGTTCCCGGGGAAGCCTGGGAGGCGGCGGTTCCGAGACCGGGAAGAGCTCCCGGATTTTCCTGGGAGTGCCGTCCTTGTTGAGCGTCGGGGCTTTCGTGCCTGCCTCGCCGGGCCCGTCCTCCAGGGCCTCCAGCCTCTCCCGTTCGTCAAGCATGGCCTGCATGTCATCTTCGGTCGGCATGGCTGCAACCTCTTGAAATGTAAGACGTTTATGAGCTCCTGGAAAAGCTGGGTAGCATGGGAAAGCGAGCTTGTCAAGGGAATTCCCCGATTTTACCAGGTGCAACAGGGATGCAGAATTCGCTCTAAGTGCCTGATATACCTGCGAAACAAAATTTCTTTTTTTTTCTTCTTGACAAGTCAATGCTTTGTGTGTACATTGAGGGCACATAGCGGGTTTCTTTCGGAGGGATTAAAGTTTTGTTTCGGAGATGCCGATAAGAGTATCAGGACATAAAAAAAAAGAACGGAGGTCGTAAGGGATGAACGTATTCCAGGAAACAGAGAGAAGGACAGCGGGATCAATGGTTATGAGTGAGCCGGGTAGACTCCCCCGCGGGGAAGGGGCCCGGCTTTCGTTTGTGGACGGGAAAAGCTCTAAAACGGCGTGGCCTTCTGCAGAGTGCAACGGCTGCAGGCGCCTTGTCACTTGCGCCCTGGCAGACCGCGTGAATTGTGTCCACTTCATCGCATACGAGGACCGCCGCGACAATTCCAGGCGAATCACCTTCAAAGCCGCTCCAGTAGGGCCTGACGTGGCCATGGTTCGCATGCCCGAACGATACCGATAGGAGGATCATCATGCACGACAGCAAAAAACCCCACGAAGTCAAGACGTTAGATGATTTCATCCGGTCGGAGTATTTCATGGCCTGGGATGAAGAAAATCGGAGCCCCGGAGGCTGCGGGATTATCCTCGGAGATCAGGACCGCTTTGACCGGATCCAGGAGGCAGCGGAGGACGGCGCCGAGGGCTCGACGCATAACGAGGAGAGCCTTGAGGCATACCTTCAAAATCACCGTACACCTGACCGCTGGTAAGGGGGCGAAATCATGGACAAAAAGACGCACTTGACACAATATGACCGCGGCATCATCCGGCAGATTTGCGGCCGGATCCACGTCGGGACGTCTGACCTGGACGTCATCCGGGAAATCATGAGGGCCATCCAGGGGAAGCACAAGCGCTTCCAGGAGCTCACGACGCGGGCCTTCCGCCGGGCCTTCTACGCTTACGCAATAGAGTGCCATCGGGCGAATCAGGAATGCTACCACAAAATCATGACGGGGAGGATCTAATTCCATGGAAAGAATCTCGAACAAGGAAAAGCGGAACATGAAGCGCGCCAACAGGGCAGGAAGCGCCCTCCGGCATTATCAGAAAAACGGCCGCAAGGCATGCGGGCCCGTAGGCGAGGAGGATTTAATCGACCTCTTGACCGACCTTCGGCATGCTGCCGCTAAATACTCTTGGGATTTTGACGCGGCCGCGCGGATATCCGAAGGTCACTATGCAGAGGAGGTATAAGCACATGAAATGGCAGGAGAAACTCACGAAAGACGAGCGCCGTCACATGATGCAATGGTGCGGCCGCTCCATCGCAGGGCTCAAGCGCAACCTGGCCGCGGCTCCGGGCGGCTGCCTGGAATGCAGGCACATTGCCCGGAAGCTGGGGATCGATCCGGACACAGGGGAAAAGGTAAAATCATGAGCAATAAAGGGTACTTAACAATAGACTACAGCCCCAAGCCATCCGACAAGGTCTTCCTGGAGATAACGCGCGAAGAGCTCTCCATCATCGACGAATGCCTTGAGGAGCACGGCCGGGACTCCCGCGGATTCCGATATCGTCCCGATATCCAAGACCTTCAAAATAAGCTGAAACGACAATCGGAGGTGTAAGTATGGAAAAAGTAAGCGTAAAATACAACAGCGGCAAAACCATCATTTACGACCGGATCCCCTCCGGTACTTGCTTCCACGAAGAGACGCCCGGAGAGGTCCGCTACATCCTGGAGAGGGCCCGCGACGAAGGGCACCGCCTCCGCCTCTTCTACGGCGACACCGAGACCGGCCGGGATTGGCTGGAGGAGCTCGATATCATGGGGACCATCGGGAGGAGCACGGGCACGATCAAGATCCCCATCCTGATCCGCAACCGCCGCAGCACCGGAGGGCCCGCGATCCTCGACCATTGCATCGTCAAAATCACCAGGCAACACCGGGTATTGTATCAGCACCCGAAATATAACCACGGAGAGCTCGCCGTGCAGAAAGACAAAAGGGCCGGGCGCATGTATCCGTGGGACGTGACGCGCGACAACATCGTCGTTGCCAGCTTCGACAGCGAAGGCAAGGCCAGAAGGTTCAAGTCCTTCATTCAAGGGAACCGGAATTCCTACGCCGGGACGGCGCGCGTCCCCAATCTCACGAGGAGCCGCGACTAATAGCGGGCGAGCCTGCGGGCCCTCTCCGGAGGGCTCCCGGACCCGGCTTCTATCGGCCGAAACACTATACGAGAGGAGGACCACTATGTTGTTGGAATTGTTCAAGGAATTGGACGCTAAGAGACGGGACCGCTTCCAGGTCGAGGCCAGGACGGACGCGCGGCGCTTCCTGGCACAGAAAGAGCGGGACGAAGAGGCCCAGGAGCTCCTCCTGGCTGCCAGGCACTCGATCCGGGAGGCCGTGCGGATTCTCTACATGAGGAGCGCATTCCCGGTTGCGTCCCTCTCCTACCCGGTATATCCGGCCATGCCGAGGGCATGCCGAGGGCATGCCACCGGCACAGGGAGGGCATGACAATGGTAGCAAAACAGATCAAGAGCCGCCGGTTTCACCGGACGATCAATGTCGACGAGGAGGGTATTTTTACTTGCCCCAGGCAGAAAAACCGCCCGCAGATGACCGTTCCGATGTGCCTGAATAGACAAGCAAAACGGTTCAGGGGGTGCGTGACGTGCCGCGTGCCCCAACAGATCGAGAGAAAAAAGTCCTAAAGTCCTGGAGACCGGCAACCGATAACAGTATCAGACCGACACGAGGAGGATCAAATAATGGCAAGGTATCTTGGAATAATCAAGGGATCAAGGGGAGAGGCTACCCGGCTGGGGCACCGCTCCATGGTGGCGAACGTGAATTCGTGGCATGCCGGAATCAGGGTAGAGGTCGAGCCCACGCCATGCGACGGCCGGGATCAGTACGACATCAGGCTGACCGGCGGCTCCGGATGCAGCGGGCGGAGCATCTATGTCATGACTGTGCGGCACCTCCCCGGCGGAGGCTTCGAGGTCAGCATGCCCGCCGATGACAGCGGAAACGCCACGTTCAAGCGGATCATTCCCGAAAAGTAACAGGCAACGCGGCCGGGGCCCCTCGGGGCCCTGGCCAGGAGGTTTCGATCATGGCAGAAAAGAGCGACGGAAAAATCAGGTTCAAGGCATACGAGGCGGCCAGCCGGATTTTCGGCGGGGACTTCCCGGAATACCTTGAGAAGGTGAAGCCCTACGAGCTCCAGATCCGAGCGGACGATACTTTTGGCGGGACGCGCACCGTCCGGCTCAACGTCGATACCGTGATCCGGTACTATGCCCACGAGGCCAGGAGCATGAGCGGCTGCCGATCCATCGACGGCTTGATCGGTGATTGGCGCCCCATCGACAACCTGGCCAGCATCGGTCTGGAGTATCTCAAAATCGTGTGCCCCGCTGCCCTTCGGCGCGAGGCCAAAAAATACGGCATGACTGCCAAATTCTAAGGAGGATCAACATGTTACAGTCTAACCAAACGAGCGAGACCCACAAGGCAGACGGCCATGTCGTGGCCATCGACAAAATCGTCCGCATCGGGACCGTCAAGAGCCCTGCCCGTCCGGTAGGCGCCAACATCTTCTCCCGGATTCAATACAAGGACGGGAAGCTCTCCATCTCCGGCGTCATCGGTCCCATGCCCCACGGCAACAGCCGCGGCGGCTGCGGACAGATCGAAATGGAATTCGAGCACCGGGATCCGGCTTCGAATGACTACCGCTACAAGCCCGAGGAGCTCCTGGGGCCCTCCCGCATCGAATTCGCGGAAGGCCGGACGGCGGACCTGTTTCTCGACCTCGCCCAGGCCTGGCATGACTGGCACCTCAACGACATGCGCGCCGGCTGCGAGCACCAGCGGGCCGAGAAGTGGGGCACGAAGCGGATCGAGGTTTGCACCTGGCGCCTCAAGGATGAAGTCACGAAGGCCCAGCGGGCGATCAAAGAGCGGGCCCTCGACGCTGCAGCGGCCGGGACGCCGTTCCAGACCGAGGTGCAAGAGGCTTTCCTGCTGCGGCTTCCCTGGGAAGTGAAGGCCCCGCGCGAAGGCTTCCAGGATGCCGGCTTCTACGATATCAAGAGCGCCGAGACCAAGACCGCCGGCTGGGTCTACGAGACCGAGCATCCGGAGGGCTGCCTTTCCAAGCCGTGCCCCGTGTGCGGCTACAAGTACGGCAACGCCTGGAAACGCGAAGAGGTCCCGGCCGAGATCCTGGCTTTCCTGGCTGACCTTCCGGCCTCCGACCGAAAGCCGGCCTGGATTTAGGGGAGGGCGCCATGTACGTCATCATGCGGAGATACCGGGAATATGTCGCGCGGCCTGGATCCTTGCGGTCCTACACGAGGAGCCTGGAGGATGCCAGGAAGTTTGAAACGAGGGAAGAGGCCGAGAGAAACAAGTGCGGAGACGAGACCGTAAAAAACGTCTCCGACATATTGCAGCGATAGGGGGGCAAAATGACAAAGCTGTTGGGAGAGAACGCCATCGGGCCCGAGGCCCTGGAAACCATGAGGGCCCGGGGCAGGGCCTGGGCCGCATACCAAAATGTCGACCTGTCAAGCCGCAACATCGGGGACCTGCGATTCATCCAGTACGGCGAAGGCTGCACCTTCCAGGAGCCGCCCAAGCCGCGGTGCCCGGACTCCGCGCTCGGCTTTGGCTGGCAGTATTACTACGTCGGGACGGTCGACCTGGCCGCCGGCAAAATCATTGAAGAGGAGGATCGTCATGCAGATCAAAGCGACAAGGGTTGAAATCGAGAAGGCCCTCGAACGGGCGAACAAGTACCTTGCCGGCAACCTGGAGTTTCTCCGGTTCGAGGCGCTGAATCACAAGGGCACCAGGTTCGCGGTCACGCTCCGGGTCAAGAGCTCGAAAGAGCCTGGCCACGGCCGCGGCTACGTCCGCGACGGAAAGCCGGGGCGGCGCCTTGTGACTCCCTG